GACCACATCAATCCAGAACTGCGCGTGACCCGTGTTTTCTATGAACGCGATCTAGCCTTAGAAGAAAAAATCAAAATCAAAGTAGAAGGTGCGCGAGACTTCTACCAAGAAATCGTAAAGCAAATCTCCGCAGAACACACTTTTTGAAAGAATTAAAAATGTCTAAAACTCTTAAACTTGTAAAAACTTCTGTTAGCACTTATACCGACAAAGATGGCAAAACAAAACACCGCTATCGTGTGATTGGCAAAGTCATTGACCTTGGCAATGGCGGTCAAATGCTTAGTATTGATTTGTTGCCTTTTAACTGGGATGGTACGGCTTTCTTGAACGACCCAGAAGAACAAGGCAGTCGATCAGATGATGTTGGGTTTTAACCAACAGTATGTAGATGTTCCGCTTTCCCCAACTGAAATTGCAATCTGTAATTACATTGGGAAAATGCGGAATCACATAACAAGTCAAAATGCAAAGGACCGCCAGCAAGACAAAAGACAAAATGGTGTGCAAATATCCATCAATGGCGTATTAACCGAATATGCCGTGTCTAAGTTGCTTAAATTGCATTTTGATTTGAATTGTGATTATCGAAAGTTTGGGGCTGACTTAATTAGCCATAAAGGAAAGTTAATTGATGTTAAGTGCGCCAGCAAAATTGGGGGAAACCTAAATGCAGTTGGTTGGTCTGGGACAAAGCCTGTGGATGTATTTGTGTTGACAGAACTTCATTCCACTTGCGTTAGGGTCATTGGATGGATTCCACGCAAAGAATTCTTGATTGATGAAAACCGCATTGACATTGGCAACGGGGAATATTATTCTGTTAAACAATCTGAGTTAATTCCTTTTGAAAGTTATAAATGAATCGACCCATAAACATTTCTGTACCTTATCGCGCCATATCACCAGAAGATGAAGCCTTCAACGATATAGAACGAATGAGCAAAGTCAAACAGGAAATCATCAACAACCCAAGCAAAGAAACCAAATTAAAAATTGAAGTTGCTTTGTTGACCGAATGTGTGCGCGTTATGTCTGAACGAATAACCAAATTGGAAAACAAATGCTCGAATCAATCCTAATCATTATTGCCCTTTTACTAACTGGTGCTTGCGTAGGAATAGCCATATTGTTGGCTATCCTTTGGTTTAGCGTAGACAAAAATTAACTAAGAAACAGGGCGCGTTCATCATTGCGCCTTGTCACAAGACCTTTTAAAACTTTACCGCCAGCCTTGTTGTATTTTAGGAATTCGTCTGCCGCGCCTTCCATATCTCCGCGCAAAACCTTTTGACGCAAGGTTGATCTTTGTAATGTTCCCAGACCAACATTAAAAGCAAAAGATACCAACCCATCAAAGTTGCCTTGGGTAAGATTAACTGGACATAAAGTTGAAACACCCCGTTCAAACCTTGCCAAATCTGATCTAAGAATTGCATTTACTTCCTCCATGCTAAATGTTCTATTGTCTTGCGGTAGCAACTGAATTGTTGCTCGTTGCTCTACTGGCAATTTGGCTTGTGAGTCATACATTAAATGACCCACGCCAACTGTCCATAGATATACAGAATCCCGATAAGGTTTCTGTCGCACCCCTTCATGGTGTTTAATATCTTCTATGCATCTTTCGCTGATATTCATTTTTTCTCAAATGCTTGCGAACCAAACCAAAAAGCCACAATAGATGCCCAAATCAATTGCGTGTCGTTGTCCCACAGTTGATCTAAACATTCGCTAAATGGGGTTGCGCTGTGCCATGCGTACAAAAAGCCAGCAACATCCACGAACACCAGTAAACAAAACATTCCATAGGTAAGGGCTGGTCGCACCATTGCACGGGCATTAACAACCCATTGTGATGCACCCTTGCTGATTTCTATATCGTGTGCATACAAGGCTTGGCGTTCTTGTAATGCAGTTTGTGCATTAGTCACATCTGCATTGATCTGAATTTGCTCTGTGTGGATTGCTTCAATGTGTTCTTGCGCTTCCAGACCCGCTTTTTTTAGCGTTAATTCGCGCTCTGTCTGCATTGCCGCCAATGCCAGTTCATGCTTCTTATCTGCGCGGTCTTGGAAAAACTCCAACAATTTGGGCAAGCCACCCATAAGAAAAGATAGAAGGGTTGATAGTAATGTAAGCATCATTTTTCCTTTAACTGTTGCATCAATCGGTTAATCTGTTTTTCTTTCTTTTCTATTCGCACTTCAGCCTTCTGAATTTTTATCCACATCATAATCATTACAGGCGTAATGATTAAGACAATAGAAAGAATTACGCAAAGCATTATCAGAATTCCACGATAAATGAATTTATCCATACGGCATATAGCCAAGAAACGATAAGTAGCACCAAGAAAATTCCCATGCTAAATTCAATCTTTTCCTGTCTAAACCTTTCCCTTTGATATGCTTCGCGCTGTCTTCTAATTCTGATTTGCTCTTTTCTCTTTTGTTGTTCTGCCTGTACCTTAGTATAAATTTGATTGTAATTTTCCCACAATGGACCAAGTTGATGTGGGACACCAGCACCACGCATCATCCCGCTTAACTTTACATAGAATTGATCTAACTCATTCTTGTAAACGCTTAGTTCCAAAATATCTTCTGGATTTGGGTCTACGCTTGCAAATACTTGTTCGTATTTGACTTCTACAAATTCTGTAAGTGTTTAATTGTTTCTAAAGAAATCGCCTAAAAGTCCAATGAACTGCTGGACAATTTCTTGCTCGTTAGGAATGTGGGTTGTGTAAGTTGTTTTCTTTTTTTCCACAGGCTTGGCTTCTGTGGTTGGCGTAAATTTTGGTTTGCCAAATAACCCAGTAAAGAACCCCCAGATTGACTTTGTATCTTGGACAATGGTTTTTGCATCTTCAGTTGCCTGTTTTATCTTTTTTACGGCTACTTTGCCTTCGTTTAAGGCTTCGCAACAATAAGTGATGCCATCATAGGCAAGTTGCAATGCCTTAAATGCCGCGCCAATGGTGAACGGGTCAATCTTTAACCTCTTTATAGATTTGGTAAACCTTTTGAACTATAAGCAAACAAGTGTAAATAAGGGTTGCCCAAACTAGCACATCCGACACAGGATAGCCACAAATAGACGCTATGGACACAGTTACAGGCGGGGCTGATTTGACCGCTACTGCCGTTAATGTTTCTTTGCTATCGGTCATCTTTTTCCCAATGTTAGTTGTTGGATTCAATTCGGTCGTTTGGTATACATATCAATGTATATGTGTATAGGAAAGCCAGAAAAATATACACTTTCAACATCCTTGATTGCTGGCTTAACATCCAACACGGCTGGAGACTACTGACTCTCTGTGCTGTGTGCATAGCGTCAAACACAATCCCCATGCGTGTTAATGTTTAAAGTATATCAAAGACATTTAAATACTTCACGCGCTGGCACAAAGGTTTCTGCGTTGTGGTCGTATGCTTCCCACCATAAAAATTGATTGCCAGCAAGATATTTTCGGTCTTTAAGTAGGTTTATATTTTCTGGATGCCCGTAAATTAAAGGGTCGCTGACAGACCACAGAACAATTCCTTTTTTGCCTTCTATCCAACCAAGGTGTTGAAAAAAACTATCGCAAGAAATCCAAGTGCGACATTCACGCAATAATTCTTTTAGTTGGCTTATTGGTAAGCCCTTTCTAAAGTCTTTTACCAATTGCACTTCGCCTTCCACGCCAATTTGCACAATCGGTTCGTCAATCATGGCAATCAATTCTTCCCAAAAAGGGTAGTTCTTAGGATTGTTTTTGCCGTTGCTAAGTGATCTGGAATAAGGTGAAATGACTATCAAAGATACATCCTTTCAAATGCTTTTTCTAGGCTTTGTGACCATTTCCATTTGTCCATCTGCCCATAGATATTCCATTGGTCTAGGTTGCCAAATATGGATTTTGCTTCTGCAATAGATTTTCCTTCTATAACCTCTGGATAGCAAGTAAACACCAAAGGGTTCTTAATCTTTGGCAAAACTTTGCTAAACACAATATGGTCTCCCAGACCACAGTTCAGCACCACAACTGTGAAATCCTTAAACTGCAAATGTGCGCGAAACAACTTTTCATCTTGTTCATACATTTCGCGCTTTGTCTCGCTACGAATGCCCCCATTGGGATTCTTTAAGTGCCACGAAAC